AGAGCCAAATATACTTATCTATTCCGACCTATTTGATTATAACAACATTGATGAAGTTCTAGGTGATAAAGGATATGTTATTTTACTGTATTCAATCAGAGATAAATTTGATGGTCATTGGACATGCTTATTTTTTTTAAAAGACTATCTAGTCTTTTTTGATTCTTACGGATTATCACCAGATGAAGAGATAAAATTTATACCTAATTTCCAATCTCTAGATAACAGAGGACAACCAGTACCCCATCTTACAAAATTATTGGATGAATCTGGATACAAAGTACTACATAATACACATCAATATCAATCAGATAAGAAAGATATCAATACATGTGGGAGACACACCTGTGTTAGGCTTAAATTTAGAGATTTAACTCCAGAACAGTATCATCAATTGATGGCTATAAAAGATGTAGATTTTTTAGTCTCATCTTTAACATTACTTTACAGTTTGTAAAAATAAATTGATATTTAAGGAATAATATATTATAATATATAATAATATGCCTAAAACAAAAGTTGATTACGGTAAAACTATTATTTATAAAATCTCTTGTATTGATGAAGAAGTTACTGAGATTTATGTTGGTTCTACTACAGATTTTACAAGAAGAAAATATGAACATAAATCAAATTGTAATAATCAGAATAAAAAAAATTATAATACAAAAATATATAAAATGATCAAAGACAATGGAGGTTGGGACAATTGGAGAATGATAGAAATTGAAAAATTTCCTTGTAACGATAAAAGAGAAGCAGAATATAGAGAGGAATATTGGAGAAAAACATTGAAAGCAGAGTTAAATACACACAGATGTTGGGCAACTATTATATGTATACATCCTGGTTGTAAAAGTTCAGCAATAAATCCAACTGATTATTGTGTTAAACACGGAGGTGGAAAAAGATGTATACATCCTGATTGTAAAAGTTCAGCAATAAGACCAACTGATTATTGTAAAAAACACGGAGGTGGTAAAATATGCATACATCCTGATTGTAAAAGTTTAGCAGAAAGTCCAACTGATTATTGTGTTAAACACGGAGGTGGAAAACGATGTATACATCCTGATTGTAAAACTTCAGCGAGAAGTGGATCTGATTATTGTGCTAAACACGGAGGTGGTAAAAGATGTATACATCCTGATTGTAAATCTGGAGCAGAAACAGCAAATGGTTATTGTCGTAAACACGGAGGTGGTAAAAGATGTATACATCCTGATTGTAAATCTGGAGCAGAAAGAGCAACTGATTATTGTATTAAACACGGAGGTGGTAAAAGATGTATACATCCTGATTGTAAATCTGGAGCAAAAAGTCCAACTGATTATTGTAAAAAACACGGAGGTGGTAAAAGATGTATACATCCTGATTGTAAAAGTTCAGCAATAAGTTTATCTGATTATTGTACTAAACACGGAGAACAATATACTTGTCAATGTGGTAGTACTTTATCTGTAACATCCAAAAAGAGACATGAAAAATCTAAAAAACACCAGCAATGGCAACAAGACAATTGATGGCAATAAAAGATGTAGATTTCTATACTTTACAGTTTGTAAAATTTTATTATTATTTTTATTATCTACAGATAATAAAATTATTATTTTTTACCGAATAGTCCTTCTAAAGTAGCCTTAAAATCCTTATTCATTCCCTTTGATTTTTTAACTTCCTTTAATTCATCAACAATTTTATCTTTTAATTTTTGAGTTTTTGCACTAATTTTTTCTGATCCAATTTTTTTCAAACTTTTTACTGGATTAACTGTTGGAAATTTTTTCGCTTTTTCAACATGAGTTTTTATTTTATCAATAACAATTTTCTGTTCATCTGGATTTAATTTATCTGCTTTTTTAGCAACTTTATTAACATATGGATGATTTGGATCACCTCCAAGAGAATTATGTATATTGATGATTAAATTACCAAGTTTTAGTTTCTTTTTAGCTTGATTTGATAGATCAATAACTTTATTATCTTTATCATCTTTCTCATCATCTTTCTTAATACTAGTTAATCTAGCAATCAACTCTTTTTTATTACCAGAAACTTTCATACTCATCTTTTTCAACATCTGTTTTAGTTCAGGTATTTTTTTCTTTTGTAATTCTTCTACTTTGTTCATATTTTATTTATTATATGATAGAAAATAAAATTTAAATTTTTTTAAAAATGAAAAATAAAAATATTATCTAAAGAAATTAAAATAAAATAAAAGAAATGGAACAAAAGAAAATGGAACAAAACAAAATGGAAAATAAAATGGATGATAAAAAGAAAAAAGTTGATAAAGTTATTGTTAATTGTGTTATGGATTTGTATCTCAATTTATCAGAAACAAAAGGAATTGATGGTATGGAGAACGATTTTACTGATCTTTTTGAAAAATTGTTAAAAATTAACAAGAAATTATGTGGTAAAAATGATGAAACAAGTAGATTAGAAGCATCAGAATATTATCATAATGCTGTTAATTATTATAGTGATGATGAAGAGGAGGAGGAAGAGGAAGAGGAAGAGGATGATGAAAAAGATTATCATGGTATCAAATTTGTAGATCAAAAGTAAATCTTAAGATTTTTTATTATTGTTATAATAATAAAAAAGAATGTCACTAAATAAATTAACAAATCAAGGGGGTAATGGATCTGGTCGTGAGAACTGGATGGATCTATCTATGAATACTCTCACAGCAGATAATGTTACTCTTAAAGGAAATCAAGTTTTGATTGAAACCAAAGATAATAGTGGATTTAACAACTTTTCTACACAATCTATGGGTCAACCGAATAATATTTTAATTACAGATGGGAATGGTAACCTCAACTTTATTGATATTGGAACTATAGACCCAAGCCCACCAGATTTATCGGTGTATGAGAAAACACAAAATATCAAGCTACCCGAAACCACAGTGGGTAACACACAAATAGATGGCACTACAGATTTAGATGTTGTACTAGCCAATACTCTTACTTTGAATGGAAATAATGTTGAAACCGATATCTCAGCATTACAAGAAAAAACAACAGATATTGTTTACAACTCTGGTATCACGACAACAACAATTTCTAATACTCTGAACAACCCATCTCTAATACATGCTGGAGGTAATATACAAGTTGATGGAAAATTGGATGTACAATGTAGTGATGCTAACATCCTCAATTATAAAACACCTAATAGAGGTACTAACGGTCAGGTTTTAACATCAGACGGATTAGGAAATGTGTCTTTTCAAGATGCTAGTGGAGGTGGATCATCAGATCTTGATTTTACTGGACTTGTTGGTTCAGTCATAAAAACAGACTTATCAACACAAACTACACAACAAAAATATGGTTCTATTGAAAAATATACAGCATTAAATAATTTGAGTGCTGGACAGCCTGTGCTATATGATTATACCTCAGGAAATATTAAAGTATCTTCAATCGGTTCTTTACCATCTCAACACGAAATTGCTGGTATATGTTTAAGTGATACTGCTATAGGAAATACAGTAGATGTATTAACACGAGGATTTGTAACAGCTAGGAGAACTTCAACTTTTCTACCGAGCAGTGAAACAGTTATATTAAACAACACAACTAATGGCACAATAAGAGGATTAACAAACAATACAACATTTACCGATTCAGGATCTGGTGGTAATTATCAACCCAATGAAAATTATTCTATAACTTTTGACGCAGGTGTTGGTTATACTGTTAATTGTACTGTTAATAGTTTTGCTTTTGAACATACTACATCACAAATGTATGATAGATTAGGTATACAAACCTCTACAGACGGAGTAAATTATAGTAATATTAGTGTATCTTGGTTACAAGCTTCGTCAAATTCGTCACCGACATGGAGTACCTCTTTCGCTGGTTCTAGCTGGAATTCTGGATCGTCATCTCCTGGATATATATTACCGAAAGACACAACACGAGCAATTTTATTGGGTGGTGTACCAGGAAATACATTTCCAGCATTAATATCTTTAGGAACTAGATATGTTAGATTTTACTTTTTCTCGGACGGATCAAGTCAAGATGATGGTTGGAATATAACTTTACAACCAAATACACCATACCCAACCTCTGCAGAATCAGTGGCAGAAGGTACTACTTTATACCTTGACAATACTGATTATACCAAAGTTAGTACTGATAATACATCACAAATTGTTTTAGGATACTGTTCTTATAGCAATGCAGACGATAATTCGTTGTTAATAAATTGTAAACCACCAAGTTCTTAATTAAATTTTCAATCAAAAATATTATGTTTACAATAATAAAATATGGAAAAAAAAGAAGTTATGATACATGTAGAAGATTATGAAGATGAAGAAGA